ACCACATCCAGCAAAGTCATTAGCGCATCAGTCGACAAAGTAAGCGGATAATCTACCATTTGAATCTCCTTAGGTGTGTGAAGTCCAATCAAGTGATTTTCGAGGCCGCGCAGGAAAGCCCGCAAAAGCCGAAAACGCCCACGAATCCCCATAGGCGAGCATCCTCTCAAGGGTCCGGGCATCGGCCCAGAAACCCTCGGGGCCCGGGTTGCCCGCGCCAACGGGGCCGGTGTGGGCGGATGCGCCCCAGGAATTGTCAATCCGGCCACCTTCGCGGATGCCGGTCTGGTATCCCGAAAGGCACATACAATGCGACCACGACCCGACCGCACGGGCAAAGCCATCGGCGTCACGGGTCATCGAAAAGCCCTGATCCGATGAAACCGAAATCCCATACCCAGAGGCAAGAGCGCGCTTGGCCTGTTCCCACGAGGTGATCTTGGTGATTGCCTGGATCGGATGTAAGCGGGCGACCCCCTCAAGATTGTCGGGAACACCACTCTGGCCCCAGGTGCGGGACAAGGTAACGGAGTATTGGGAGAGATCATAGGCTTCATGTTTGGCCCTCTCGATGATCCCGTAATCCTTGGCCCATTGGGCCGCCCAAGCGCCCACCGAGCCATCGCCACGGCCAAGGCGACCCTTGCCGATTTCGACCCGGGAACCGCCATAGATCGGTTCCGTCGCAACGGTGCGGAACTGCTCCGGCTCGCCTGCCGCGATCTCGGCGCACATGGTGTATTCAATGGCCCTGGCGGTGCCAAAGCTCACGCAGGTGCCGATGTTGCCCTGGTTGCGGGGAGGAAGCAAACCGCCGGTAACTTTTCGCGCTGCATCCCACAAAAAAACATGATCGGGAAGCGGCGAGGAGTCCTGACCGGCTTCGGTGTCGCCAAAACTTGCGATCGGCTGGAGGGCGGCAATCGCGGCGACCGCCTTGGGATCATCGATCCAGCCTGGGTAATCCTGTGGAGAATCAAAGGGCTCGCTCATATTAGATCCCCCTGAGGGTGTTGATCAGTTTTTGGAGCAGCGTCTTGGCGGCAACGCTGTCGAGGGCGGCGTCCGGATCGGTGCCGAGGGTGACCTGGATTTCCTGAGCCAGACGATCCCGAAGCGGCCTGAGGTCGGCGGCTTTGAGGCTTTGGGATTTGCTTAGAGCTTGCGCAAAATCCGCCACGGTCGTGACCTTTTCAAGAGATTCGAGAGCGGCTTGGTAGCTTTTGATGAGCGAGGCGAGCTTGGCCTTTTTATTGCCGTCCTGATCCGCGCCATAGATGGCCTTAAGGGCATCAATCAAATCGTCAGCGGGAGGGACAATTGGCTCGGCATCGGCGGCAGGAAGGACCAGATTGGCGCTAGGGGACTTGACCAGAACCGAGCCATCAGGAAGCACGGTGATCGTGATCTGTCCCTGGGTGATTTTGGTCCCCTTGGCGGTGATTTCCACCTGGGGAGGGAGAGCGAGGACAAGGAAAGCAATCGAGGAAATCATTAGTGCTGGTCCTTTTTCATGTCGATGAGTACCGTCGAGATCTCATCTACCCGGTTGCCGATGGTTTCGACTTTTTTGTTGGTGTTTTCTACCTTTTCATCGATGTGGGCGGTGGTCGCCTTGAGCCCATGGATGTCCTGACCTGCGACGGCCAGAAAGTTTTCCAGCGTCGAAATAAACTTGAGCCCAGCATCCCGAAACGGAATCAGGAAATACCATCCCAGGAAAATGATGATCGCCACGGGGAAGCCAACGCGCTCGATGATCTGGATGATTTCGGTCATGGTGGCTCCTTATTGTGGCATGGGTTCATTGATGGGTTTGAGCGACATCGAGGCGAGGCAATTCTCCCACGCCCACGGCTCGCCCACCTTGGCCTGATCGGCGGGGAGGCTTGAGGCGGCAAGGATCCCTTCAGGATTGGAGGCGCGCCAATAGGTGATGCCGGGCGTCTTATCAAGGCCCATGGATTCGAGGTTTTGCCGGATCGGTTCCGTTACGACAAATGCCGAGCCGTAATGGGTTACGGGCAATTGACCATTGGCGGAAAGCTGACAACCATAAAGGTCAGGCTGCGACTGATCACGAGGTGCTCCATCATCACATGGGAAAGCAATGTCCAGCGCAGAAATTGCACCAGACATTGCGCCAGCCTCAACAGTTACAAACACTTCATAAATCCATTCAGTCATAATTAGCTCGGTGGATTATAGGTGAAAAGTTTGGTAATGTCAGAAGCGCCAAGGGCGGATGGAAACACACCAACACACCGTAGTCGCCCGTTTAAATAGTCGCGAAGCGAACCACCACTAGACCCCGCGCCAAGTATAATTTTGTAGCCAGTTGTTGTTCCCGGAACAGCGCGAGAACCAGATGCGTCAGCGGAACCATTGATATAAAATTGCACGCTTGTTCCTGTCGCAACAAATCCAACATGGTTCCAGGTGGCGTTGGTCAATGCGGCGGTGGAATTGAAAAACGCACCGGTAGATTCAAAATAGATCTTTTTTGTGGTCGAATAGGTGCCTATGCTCCATGCGCCGCTGGATCCGGGAATGTTGTAAGACACAAATTTCTTGTAATTTTGTGCGTAATCCGCCGCATATACCCAAGCAAAAACTGAAAAGTTGGAACCGCTTGGAAAATAAAACCCATTAGTGGAAAAATCCATGTATTGACTAGATCCATTAAATGCTACTGATTTACTGGCTAAATGAAGTGTTGGCTTATTAGTGCCAGATGATTGCACAAGATGATTTAGATTGCTGGTCCAGTCCTGCCATTGCCCGACTGGGTCACCGTCGGCTGTCGCAAGAGATCCACCAGCTACCTGGTAAAGTGTTGAATCTTTGGAGGAATCCAAATAAAGCGCAGGCGAAAGCGTAAGCGGATTGAATCCGGAGGCTCGGGATCGCCACAGGCCAAGATCGAGGCTGATCATGAGTAGCCCCCTAGGAGATGGCGACGATAAGCGTTGCGGTGGTGCTGGTGGAGCGAACCCGGGAGACCCGAAGGGGAAGCATGGTGCCTGCCGCGACACCCGAGAACAGGACCGTCGCGCCGTTGGCCATGATCACCGAGATATTGCCCGCTCCGCCAATCCAGAGCGCCCGGGATACATTGGTCAGATCGGTCGAATCGGATGGCGTGACCGCCTCGGCGATCGTTGCCGGGGAGGTATTTCCTACGAAATTGGTGCTAAAATTGTCGGTGGCGGGCATGGGCAATCTCCTGGATACAGAGATTTACCCCGAAAGGAATATGCAAAAAAATCAGAAATTGCGGGCGGCTTTATCGAGCGCGGTTTTCTTCGAGTGACACGAGATACAAAGGCTCTGGAGGTTGGCCGGATCGAGCCTTGCGCCACCGTCGTTGATCGGTTTGATGTGGTCGACCTGATTGGCGGAGGTGCCGCATTTTGCACAAAAAGGATCGGTTGCCAGCTTCCAGCGGCGGAGCTTTTGCCAGGTGGCGTCATAGCCGCGTTCGGCGGTGGTCAGCTCCCGGGGCGCTTCCTTGCGCTTGGGCCCGGGATTTCGGTGGACGCCCCGACGATTAACCATTGCCTGCGATCAGGATACAGTAGGTGATCGGGGAGGCTCCCGGATTGTTGATCTTCAAGGTATCGCCGGTGCCCGCCGTGACGGCCCAGCCGGATGCGCCCGGATGGTAAAGCTCAAGCGCATCGAAGACATCGATAGTGCCCGATGCGCCCATGGGCCCAACCCAGGGGTTGGTGGCGTTGCCAACGGTCAGCTTGTTGGTGCCGTTGCTGGAGGCGCTGATCAGGGCGATGACCACATACTTGATGCCCGTAAAGGTCAGCGTTGCGCCAAAGGGATCAGTAAGGGATCCGGCAAGGTCGAGATTGTCGGCGGACCCGGCGGTCAGGGTGCGGTAGCTGCGGTAGTATTTGTTGCACTGTGCCGCGCCGGTGCCATCGGTGATGGTGCGGGTGAGCGCCGGGAAGCTGTTGGACCCTGAGGTGATCTGGTCGGTCGTGATGCAAAGGGTTGAGTCGTTGGTGAGCGTGCCCTGGATGGTAAGGGCACGGTTGAGCGCTAGCGTCATAATGGATCTCCTGTTGGTAAAAAATACCCTGTTAGAAGTTTTCGCCGGTGAAGGACCAATCGAGCGTCGCCCCCGAGGGGAGCGCGGTCCTGAGCTGGGCCTTAAGCGCATACGATGCGCTGGGCAAAAAGAAATTGGTAAAGGCAAAAAAGGCCTGGAGCGTATCGGAGCCGCCGGGACAGATGGCCGAGGCGATGATGCGGCTGTTGGTGCCGTCGTAAGCTTTCAGCACTAGCACGCTTCCAGGGACGATCGAGACGCCCGACCCGGAGAAGACCCGGACCTCCTTGATCCGCTTGCCGTTTGAGGATCCTGTGATTAGCGCCGCGGATTCGCTGGTGCCATCGCTTGCGGTCATTTGCGCGACCTCAAGGAGGCCGCCTGTGGGGAGATAGTCGGAGGTATTTGTGACTGCCATGGTTTAGACTCCTGAGATGCCGGAACCAATGCCGGAGCCGATGCCGCCGGTGGTGGGCACAACCTCGGCGGCATTGATCACATAGGGAAACTGATTTGCCGGAGTCCCAAACGGGTACACAACCGGCGACCAGGTGACATAAACCATCGGTAATTGGCCATATCGCATATAGTTTGCCCGAAACGCCCGGGTTGGATCCTTGACACGGAAAGAACCGATTTGGCCCATAAAAGGAGAGTTTAGATAGACAACATCGTTACCATATCCATCATCGACCATAAACGAAGATTTGGCCCAAAATCCAAACGGCACAACATTGTAAAGCTGCAATAACCCACCCACAGTTTTTGCCCAAATGCGCGGCACAACTCCAAAAGCGGTTGGTAAACTTGTTGCATCGATTCCCAAAGGATTGCCGACAAGCAGACTGTTGTATCCTGTCTCCAGATTTGTGATTGTAAGGTTTGAAGCACTTAAAGATCCGCCCCGATATTCGTAAAGTTGCCAGCCGCTTGCGGATGTGTTGCCTCCCGCCTGCACCAAATATAGCCCCAGCGTCGTTGGGGTCACGATGCCATTGGTGGTGACATCCTGCGTCCAGGTGCCGCCGATGCGCGCCTGGTAGATCGTGCTGGGGCTAAGCGTGCCGCCGTTTTGATCCTTGATCCAGATTGCGCCAAGCTTGTTGATGGTGCCATCAGCTTGCTTTTCGATGACTTGCCCCGGCGCGCCCATGGCTCCGTTGTAGCCTGCCGGGAGCGTCGCATCGGTCTGCACCAAAGAGATTTGGCCACCGATGGCCGGGCCGTAGTTTTCGTTGGGATCGGTCGAGGGGATCCCCTGGAGCCGCTCGGTATAGCGCACCGACTGGGCAATGCGCTTGGCGGAGTCGATGTCGAAGCCGGGCATCGATTAGCTCCAGATGGTGGCCATGTTGAAATCGGCGTCGGGTGCGAACTTCTTCCAATAGATCTCGCTTTCCCAGCCCGAAATGGGGGAGCCATCGGGTTTGAGGGTGTTGATTATGGTATTGTTAGATCTTAAAAATCTTGGCTCGGCGACAGGTTGCGACGGGTTGAGCTCGTCCATAATCAGGCGCGTTACATTTAATTTCGAGTCGTAACAGCGCTTTCCCATGTTGGCGATGTTCAGATCCCAGCCCAAATATTCTTTTGTGTAAAGGTTGACATTGCTGCCCAGTTCCAGGGTGAATTTGCAGGCCCAGAAAAACATGTTGTAATCGAAAACCGGGTTGGCGCTGACATTGACCAACTTAAGCGTGCGGGCTTTGAGAGACCAATTAAGCCTTGGCAAAATCACCGCACGATCGTTGACCTTGCCGGTGTTTTCAAAAAGGTACGAGGGAAAGATCAGGAAGTTGCGGCCAACGGTGATCTTTACCGAGGGGACGGTGCGCGTCTGGGGTGGCAAAAGCGGATCGCCCATCGAGTTTACAAACATTTTGCCGTTAGAATCGACAACACATGGAACGCTTTTGAGATCGCCGGTGACCGTGATATCTGGAGCCTTGAGGATCGGATCTTCGACCCGCTCGACGGGATCGACGCCCGCCTGGCTCGAAGTCGATTGGGTCGCGCCCGATTCGTCCCAGCGATTTTTGTAGGTGACCGTACAGATCCAATGCTTGTAGCCATCGGAGCTGTTCGCCTCGTCCTCGGTCACATCGATGCTGGACACCCGGGCAAAGGGAAAAGTCGGATGCCTCGTTCCGATCGGCAGGCCCATGGCCACGCCGATGCCGTGCTCGTCCTTGCCCGTATCGTCGGTGCAATGATAAACCCGGGTATAGGTGTGAATCAGTTGGTCATCAACCGAGGCGCGACGACCAGGAGCGAGCTCAAATAGGGTTCCCATAAGAGGATTTACCCCTTAAACGATTTTCAATTCGGCGGGACCATTCTTGAATGCGGGAGAATTTTCGTAGGCACTCAGGATTCTTTCCTGAATGGATTTGGTTGCCTGGGCGATGCGAACATTCTCCTCGGCGGCTGCGGCGACACGCTGTTGGAGGTCCTGACCTGGCCCGGCCACCGAGGCCCTTGTGACCGCTTCGACTAGGGCGGTCGAGTCCGAGGTGAGCGCCGAGCTGATGCGGGACTGCGCCATCTTTTCCATCAGGGGAACAAGCACACCTGCGACCGTGGCCGCATCCTTGGCTCGGTCTTTTGGCGGAGCGGCCAAAGGGTTGTTCCTAAACATGTTGTTGAGGTTTTCCCGCGCATCCCTGACGATTTTATCAATTCCATCGGCTGCGATTCTTTGCGGCCCATTATCATTGAGGCCCAAAGCTTTAATAGCCTCGTCACGGCCTCTTTTGATCCAATTGCCCGCAGGAACCTGGATGCCAAGGGCTTGGCCCCCTGGCCTGCCGCCCATCACTCCAGCATCCGGCACAAATACCTGATTGCGGGGATCGTTTAGCCATTTATCAATCTCGGCTTCGTCTTTCTCATCAAATTTTTGGCCCAACCCTGGGATGTTGCGAATCAATTTGATAATGTCAACAAAGCTGTTGTAGATCTCCAAAGAGATTTTTGCGACGCCACCAAAAAGGTCAATTGTCAATTCAGCCCCTGCCCTCACACTATTTGCAAGCGCTTGAGGATCTTTCTTAAGGCTTTCCAGCGGACCAAAGATTGCAGCCAAAAGCGCTTTTGCTCCGACCATCATTCCCCGAATGTATTCAATCCAGGAACGAAAGTCGAAGGCGTTTTCCAGGGCCACCATCATATCGGCCAAAAGATCTTCCCATTGCGAATACAATCGAGCAAAAACGCCAGTAAAACCGGTGTCACTACTGGTCAGAATTGGCATACCATTCTGTTCAGCCTGGAAAGCTTCCCGACTCATCAGGGCGTTTACGGGTGCGGTGAGGACCGACTTGGCCGCGCTGGCGGCCATCGAAGCGATGTTCAAAGCCGCGTTGAGCGGAACGGCCATGGCGGCGGCGGATCCGGCCAACGAGAGCGGAGTGCCAATTGCCGATTTGAGGCTTTGGCCGATTTTCGATCCGACATTCTTGACATCGCCCATTGAGGAGGCGATGCCCGACTTGAGGCCCGAGGAATCGAGACCGAGCGAGACGACCGGATTGGCGATGGATTGCTTAGCCATTGAGTGCCGCCCTCGCTTTCTCGCCTAACAGGCGGGCCTTTTCCTGCCACCGTGCCCGGGGGTCGTATTCGACGCCCCACTTGGGAATCAGTTCAGAGATCTTGATTGTGTCCTTGGACCAGGGGCTAAGCGTCGCGTGACGGCTCAAGGCCGAGAGGCAATCGTCCCGGTAGGGTCCCCAGGGTTCAATGCCCAAAAGGACAAGCCATTCGCTAAACTCGGCGAAGCTCATCCTTTGGCAAAGCTCGGCGACGGTCAGGCCTAAGGTTGCGGCGAGCTGGAAGAGGGCTCGCTGTTCGGGTCTGCTGAATTTTTTTTTGCGGCCTCGACCGCTCCGGAGGTGAGGCCATTGACCTTGAGGACCTCCTGGGCGATACGCATGCAAACCGGAAGCGGGACCGAATTGAGAGCGGCGATGTCGCCAACGCTTAGGTCCTCGCCGGTAGGCCGACAAAGCGAACCGGCCAGCATGGTCCGCACGGCTTCGGCCTGCGTCGTGGGTTCGCTGATGCGACCAATGCACTCGTACATCGCCGAAAGCTTGCCCAGCGGCCAGCCACGCAAATAGATCGGATCCCGTAAACCCTCGATGACGACGGATACGGGATCGGAAAGTTCAAACATAAAAACCTTTGGCTAGGGGATTAGGTGATGGTGATGTCGTTGACAACAAAGGTGACCGTGTAGGCTTGGACATCCGAGGAGCCTTGAGTGATTTTTTCCTTTATCACCTTCTGGATGAACCCGGTGTAGGTGTGGGTTTCGGTGCCTGAACCGCCAATCGGAGCCGGATACACGACGGCAAGTTCGATTTCGGTTTTCGCATCGCGCTTGGTCACCATCAGGGCGTATTCGGCCTTGATGTATTTGGCCGTAAAAGTGATGTCCTCGTACTCCTTGATGCCCACAACCGAGTATTTTTGGTTGCGAACAAGCGATCCGTAGGTGATTTTCACCAGGGACGAGCCACCGCCATCGATGTCAAAAGGGTCATCAATCGCCTCGCCTCCCACGGTGAGCGAGGTAATCAGATGCGGCGAAGCGGCTGGGGCGGATGGCATGGCGAAATCTCCTTAAAATTCAGATACCCAAAATGGACCAAATTACTTGCAAAAGCCGGTGATGGTCATCTGCACCCGGCGATAGCTTTCATCATCGCCATCGGCAAGAAACTCGTTGTCAAACTGAATGCCGGAGTATTGGAGGCGGTGAATCTCGGAAGCGCCCTGGATCACCTGTGAACGGTTGGCCTCGATCACGGCGCGGATCGCCTTGTCGATGGCTTCGCTTTGCGTGCTGGTGCGGGCGATTCCCGTGAGGGTCAGCGTTGCGTAGCCGATCCGGGATAGGCCCGAGGCTGACGAGAGCGATTGGAACGGCTCGGAGGATACCTGCCACGCCGCGGCGGGGAGCTCGGCCTCCTGGGGAATCTGGTCGGGGTGGATGCCACCCGGAAGCGCCGCACGCACGGCGGGATCCGCCACAAGGAGCGAGCGGACGATACGGGCGAAGGGGATGGACATTAGCGGACTCCTCGGCTTCCTGAGGCGTGGGCGTTGTATTTTTTCATGGCGCGCTGGTGAGCTCGTTCGATCGCCTTGTCCATTTGAATCTTGATGCCACCCGTGATGGCTTGGGCGGCGGCGCTCATAGTTTGTTGGTAGGCGCGCTGGACGATGTGTTGGGGCGGGACGCGGCTCATCCCCTGACCCGCCGATCCCAGGAACGCCTTGGCCCGGATCTGTTTTCCCTGGCTCAATTTGGTCATGTCGATTTCTTTGCGCTTCATGTATTTTTGCAAGGTCGATCCTTGCCAGAGCACGCCCTTTTTGACCAGGCTTTCGTGATTGCGACCAGAGACCAGCGGCACGCGATGATGCGCATTAAAGCCAAACTCGACCAGGTGCGCGTAGTTTGAGGGTTTGACATCCATGTTCCGCTTGCCACGCCGGACCGTTTCCTTGAGCGTGCGCGAAGGACCAACGATGGCATAGGGTTCGCCCGCGCCTTTTTGGGAAACGCCTTTGCGGGTCGTATAGCTGCGACGAAGCAAACCGGACTTGCCGTAAGTCTTTTGGGATCCTTTGACTTTTCGCCCGCCTTTGGGCGCAAGCTTTTTGGCAGCCGATGCGATCAGTTTGCCGCCCTGATAAAGCGCTCCGGCCAACGCCTTTTTGGTGTCGGCGGCTTTTAGGATCTCGCCAAACTTGGCGATATCCTCGGCGATTTCCTTTTGGATACTATCGACATAAACCTTGATCATGTCGCCACCACGCCGCTTGGGCTTTCAAGCCATTCGGTCGCGGCGATGGCCAGCGCTTGCCGGTTTTCATCGAGGTTGCGGACGCTGGAAATCTGGAAAATGCGGCCATCATGGAGCATTCTGTGGTTGACCCGGACATCATCACGCCAGCGAATCAGGATCGAATGGGTTTCCAGACCCTTAAGTTGGCTGCCAAAAAGGCCTTCAGCCACCGAAATAGGCGAAATCTGGGCCCAGATTGTGGCGTAGGTGGTCCAATTTCGGACCGGTTGGCCCAGATCATCGATGAAATCCGAGGGGGCCTGTAGCTCCATGCGCCTTTTGAGGTCGCCGATTTTCATGAATAGGCTCCCCAAATGTATTTGTTGGCGATCGCTTCGAAGGCAAAGGGCACCTCACCGCCTCCGGTCGGACCGACCTGGGCCCGGTTTTCGTACCAATGGGCGCACATGAGCAAAATCGCCTGATTGACCGAGGCGGGAATCGTGGTCGTCGCGGCGGTATAGGTCACCGTCACCGAGTACGGGTAGCCATCGGGATCCGGAAGAGTGACATTGTCTTTGAAATAGACCTGGGGTTTGGTTTCGGATTGGCCAAAAAAGGTCAAGTAGTTGGCGGCGCTGATCGTCTCGGTGCTGGTCGTGGTGCGCACGGTCACCGAGGTGACACCCGTCACCGGCCCACAGGGGAGGATGATCTGTTTGGGGAGATGGTCGAGCTTGTGGGTGAGGGTTTGCTCGCTCAAGATGCGGCGAGTGTGCTTTTCAAATAGGTCGATCGATCCGTTAAGAATCGTCGTGATTAAAGAATCCTCATAGGTGTGATCCACCCTGAGGTGAAGCTTGACCTCGGCCAGGGTGGGGAGTGCCATTAGCGGGATTCCTTCTTTTTGGATTTGGGAGCTTCGGGGGTTTCGACCTTGGCCACGGCGGGTGGCTCGGCCTGATGGATTTCGAGGATCCCCGCTTCAAGAAGCGCCGGGATTTCGCCGACGGCGGGCCACTCGATGACATCGCCGGGCTTGTGGCAAAAATTGTCCCCGACCATGCCTTGCTTCACCAAAAATAGATCAGCCATTTTCAAACCTCGTAAAGGAAACATTTGCAAATGAAAGGAAATCAAAGAATTGGGCCCGCCCGCCAAAGAAGGAGAGCGGGCCCAAAAGAAAGCGACGACAGTCAGGATTACGCCTGGGTCAGAAGCTTGATCGCCTGAGTCTGGACGACCTTCGAGTCGCGACGACCAACGGCGAGGAAGCCGGTTTCGTATGCGTCCGCGTAGCGCTCATCGAGGCGGCGGATTTCGAGCGGGCCCGCATCGCGGATATAAAACTGTTCAAAGTCGCCGAAGGCGATAGTTTTGGCAGTCGTGGCGACCGAGCTTGCCATCGAGTTGTTGAGGATGACGGGGAAGCCCATCAAACGCCGGTCGGTGGGGTCGGCGTAGTTCATCGGAATCAGGTTGCGGCCCAGGCTGTCCTGGAGCCTGAGGAGGTAATACCAAACGCTTTGGTGCATCGCAAATTTGGCGTTGGGATGATACGCGGCGTTGAGGCTGTTGATCAGCGCAACCACTTCGTTGATAGTGATCGCCGTCGCGGAAGCGGCGGTGACACCAGCGGAAGCGCCGGTCACGAAGCCTTGGGGCTGGCTCGATCCGGTGCCGGTGGCAAATGCCGCCGATTCCGAGCGGCCAATCCGGTCACCCATGAGCTGGGCGAGGTAGGCTTGAATGTCGATGCCGGTGTCCCGGAGAAGCTCGTTCGAGGCTTTCACCAAAGTGCGGTAGGTGTAAGAGTTGAGCGTGATCTGACCAAAGGTCACATCGGTGGCGGTGCTTTCGGTCCCTTCTGCCACAAGCGAACCGGTGTTGCTGGTATCGTCCACGGTGGGCAGAGGAAGCGGGTTGCCGGTTTCGGTCTGGAGCACCCGGGCGTGTTCACGCATCGGATTGAACAGGGCACGGCGGATGTTGAGCTCGGCCAGAAACCCCTGGGGAATGGTGTAACCACCAGCGGAGCCGGAGGTGGTGTTGTCGCGTTCTTCGATCTGGAAAGCGCTTAACGGGATCGTCAGCGAGCGGCTCTGGAGGTTGAGGCCGGTGCGCTCGGCGGCGGCGCGTTGTTCGTTGGTCGCATCGTTGCCCAACAGGAAACCACGCAGGGCGAGGTTTTTGTCACGGGTGCGTTGACGATCGTTATAGTCGGAAACAAAGCCGGGGGCGGGCATCGCACGGCGAGAAGCGAAAGCCGAGCGGGACGCCTGGGTCCTGGAGCGGTTTTTCTTGACCTCCTCCTTGGCCTCCTCGACTTCCTCGGCGGCTTTGGTTTCTTCTTCCATTTCGTTGGCCTTGGTCTCCTCATCCATTTCGGGATCAGCAGCGACATAGGCTTCACAGGCGGCGACGCGCTTGTCGAGGTCATCGACCTTGGCCTGAAGTTGGGCGACCAGTTGCGCCTCTTCGGGGCTCCATTCGCGGGTTTCGGCGGTCTTAAGTAGGCCAGACCATTGGGTCATCAGCGCCGAGCGCTGTTCTTTGAGCTTCCTAATCGTTTCCATGGATTTTCCTTTGGGCTTTAGGCCCGTCGAGTGGCGAAAGAAAACAAGCGCTGCGAGCGCTCCACGGCCTGACGGGCTCGGTGGCTTCTGAGGGAACGGAGGGCGGCCTCGGTCCCTTGCGGATATGCGGGATCGGCGAC